CCCCTCCCTTTTATTTTGCAATTCCAATAATTATTTGTATATTGTATATAAATGAATATAACTGTACTAAATAAGATTGAATCCGGTTGGGTTAAGTTAGATTGGTCCGAATGGATTGATCGTATTAATCTAAGTGATGCGGATTTGGAAGCGGTAGTAGATACGATAGATAATTTTAAAAAGAACAAAAGGGCTAAGGAACTGGCTATATTTAAGTTTAGATTTATGCCTGCATATATTACAGTTGAAAAAAAGGATTACGCTGCTCTATTAGATACCATATGCAATATACTCATTAAACGTGAGTTGTATGAAGGGTGCCAGAGAATTATGGAAATAAAACAAAAATTATAATGAATAAGTTTAGAGAAATTATAGAGGCTTGGAGAATTAAATGGAATCCAACAGAGGCACAAAAGATATTATCTGAAAAGCGTTTAGAAGTATGTGCCGAATGCCCTTCTCGTAAAGAGTTAATAAAAGATAGTACATTTTGGGTAGTATGCGGTGAATGCGGTTGTGCATTAGAAGCTAAGTCCCATTCACCTTCACCTAATTCGTGTCCCTTGAGTAAGTGGGATACGGTTGATGAAAAATATTTAAAATTATGATAATAATACCACAAACACCTATAACCGATAATTCATTTGATAAATGGAAGGCGCATAAGATTGATGTTGAAGATGGTGATGATAAATACTATTACTATATCATTCCATTCATTGATGTTGATGAAGAAGAATTAAAAGATGTTGAAGCAATTCCGGCAATGTTCTCATCAGAGTCGGATGAGTTTATGGATGCGGATACTGGCACTAGGTTATATACTATGAGATTATTTGATGAAGACCTACCTGAATTGACTTCGGAAGAAGAAGTAGAAATTCTTTATAAAATTTTAACAAAAAAGGAATTATTTTTAAGATAACAAATATATATGGTTGATGAAAAAAATGAAAAACAAATTAAAAAGAAAGCATTTAAAGAAAAAATTAATATTGGCATTTAGAAAGGGATTTACATCTCGAGGTGAGGGTATCGCCAGAATGAATGGTATTATTTAATATATTTTAAAGGAGAATTGGTTTCTCCTTTTTTTATGCTTATTAAAACAAAAATTATGAAAGACACATCGGTTTACAACGAATTGGTACAATTAATGAGAGAGTTCTTCCTGATGAAGGGATTTATAGAAGTTCCTACACAATCACGACTTTCTATTCTTGCTGCATGCGAAAATCCACACTCCGTAGCAACATTCAATTACAATGGTGAAGTCTGGCCGCTTCCACAAACAGGTCAGATGTGGTTGGAGTATGAACTACTTAAAAACCCAAGTTGGCGAGGATGTTTTTGTATATCAACATCATATCGTCAGGAAAAAGACCCAATACCTGGAAGACATGAAATGATATTCCCAATGTTTGAATTTGAGAGTAAGGGTGGGATTGATGCATTAAAAGAATTAGAATTGGAGTTATTGGAGTATTTAGGATTTGCACAACCAGTATCTATTGATTATGATACACGTTGCGGACAATATGATACGAAAATATTAGAAGCGGAGCATGAAACTATGATGTGGAATGAGCATGGTTCTTCTATTATGTTAGAGAATTTTCCATTAAGGACTTCTCCGTTTTGGAATATGAAACATAAAGGGGATGGTATCTTCAATAAAATTGATGTTATACTTTACGGTCAGGAAACCATTGGTAGTGCTGAACGCAGTTGTGATGTAGATGAAATGCGTAATACATTCTATACAATTTCCGAAGGTGGATATGCGGCCAAACTATTTGAATTGTTTGGTAAGGAAAGAGTGGAGCGTGAATTAGAAGAATTTTTAGGATTTGATTTCTTTCCACGTTTCGGCGGAGGTATTGGAATGACCCGTTTGGCAAGAGCATATATAATGAATGAGCAAGAAATATTTTTATAAACCACACGCCGCCCAATATATAAAGCACTCCAAATGGGGTGCTTTTTTATTTGGTAAAACCGATTATTTTTTGTATATTGTACTATAAAACTTAAAACAAATGAATAAAACTCAAAAAGAATTAGAAGGGAATTACGATAAGTTTATGGCTATCGTTAAAAAGTATTGTAAGGGTGAAAGACTTGAAGGATTACTACATATGTATTCCGAAGGAGAACTTGGTACTAATCTGGCTATTGCGCCGGCTAGTGGTAATTTGGGTTATCATAATTGCTATACCGGTGGATATATTGACCACATATTCAATGTATGTAAGAATGCTATGAAAGTAAAAGGATTCTTTACCGATATGGGTGGTAAGCCCGATTTTACGGATGAAGAATTAATATTTTGTGCATTGCATCACGATTTGGGCAAATTGGGTACAAAGGGCAAACCGCATTATATTCCAAACGATTCGGATTGGCATATAAAGAATAAGGGTGATTTATTTAAAAAAAACCCAGATAATGTTTATATGACAATTACTGATAGGACTTTCTTTACTCTACAAGATTATCGTATACAAATTTCCGAAGCAGAATATTTTGGAATTAAATTAACCGATGGTCTTTATGATGAAGATAATACAAAATACCTAAAAGTATTTGACCCAAGTAAAAGAATGAAATTTAAAATACCATATGTTTTACATTGGGCAGACCATATGAGTACAGTTATTGAATCACAAGAAAATACAATATAATATGAGCAGAATAAGTGGTAAAGTAAATTGGACAGGTGATAATGACTCAACGCCAAATAAAAAGGAGTCAGTAAAAGTAGTGAAGTCCGAAATGACTCCAGCTAAAAAAGAAAAAGCAATGGAAGGTATATTAAAAAAGTTAGATGGGCTTAAAACCGATTGTGATACATTATATAGAGATAATCCTACATCGGAATTATCAAGCGCTATGACTTTATTAAATTCATTCCAATTCAATATTAATAAACTAATAAATGGTAAATAATGAAAGTAGCACTGACCTATGATGATATACAACTAATCCCAGCTTATTCCGAAATTAATTCTCGCCGGAATATTAAATTACACACACAAGTCACACGTCGTTATGGATTGTTACAACCACTTATAGCATCGCCAATGGATACGGTATGTGATAGTGAAATGGCGATTGAAATGATGAAGCTAGGTGGTTTAGGTATCATACATAGATTTATGACGATTGAAGAGCAGGTTGCCGAAGTCGCCAAAGTGAAAGCGGCTCGTACTATGGAAATGTATGAGAATTGGGGCGTTATGTACGATGATTGGCATGCCGATTTAAAACAAATACCAATTGCCGCAGCAGTAGGTGCTAATGGTGATTACTATGAAAGAGCCAAAGCATTAGTTGAAGTAGGAGCAGACATTATCCTTATTGATGTTGCACACGGCCACCATAAGAACGTAGCTGAAGCAATAGGGCGTATTAAATCATTAAATGATTTTGTTGATGTAATCGCAGGTAATATTGCTACCGCATTGGCCGCAGAAGACTTAACCGCTTGGGGAGCAGATGGATTACGAGTTGGTATTGGCGGTGGTAGTTTATGTACGACTAGGGTTAAGACCGGATTTGGGATTCCAAATGTAACCTGTGTTGAAACTATATGTGATATGGCTGAGGTACCCGTTATGGCCGATGGAGGAATCCGTAGTAGTGGAGATATAGCAAAAGCCCTAGCATTAGGAGCTTCAACAGTAATGATTGGATCTCTTATAGCAGGAACGGAAGAAGCGCCTGGTTCTATCATTGAAAAGCCAAATGGTTTATATAAAAGATATAGAGGTGCGGCATCATTGGAAACTAAAATGGTACACAGACAAGAAGTAAGGAATGTTGAAGGTGAAAGTACTGTAATTCCATATAAAGGCGGAGTTAAGTATATCGTTGAAGGATTACTTGATGGAGTTCGTTCAGCGTTATCATACGCAGGTTCAAATTCGCTTAAGTACTATGCACCAATGTATATTCAGGTTACAAATGCAGGTCAGTCGGAAGCAAAACCACATTTATTGTAATAATGTCCGAATTATATGTAACTTTGTCAGTATTTTTAAAATGGTATAGTTATTGAACAATATAGTGAAATTATTTAACCAAAACAAAAATCTATGTATTACTACAATTTAGAAAAAGTTCTTAATGAATTTATGAAAGACCCTTGGATGGGTGAGCCAAAAAAACATACAAGTTATGTACCTACAAAAGCAGTGGTTGATTTAAAAGATGATGCAATTGAATTAGCATTATCAGTCATCGGACACGACCCAAAGAATGTAGAAGTTAGCCTAACAGAAGACCAAATTAATATTAGAGCTACAAAAGATAAGGACAATAAAAATGTTGCAAACCAATTCGTATTTGATATTGATGAAACATTGAACCTATCAAAAGAATACGATGGCCTTACTGCTAAAGCGGAAATTAAGAATGGTATAATTACTATTCTTGTTGAGAAAAAAGAGGCACAAAAACCAAAAAAATTATCTATTAAATTTTAGGTGATTTCAGTTATTTTCATTACATTTAAGGGTAGGGATATCACATCCTACCCTTTTTTTATTATTTAAAATATTTATTACTATGATGATGTACAAACAAAAAGTTCAAGGGTTATTAGAAGCACTTGAAGGAAAATTAAGAATGATTGAAAATGTATCAACTGGAGCATTAAGAATGTCTAATACAGAAGTTGAGCTATTGATAAAGCAAACTAAAGATATAAGAGAACAAATCTCTGAACTAGTTCGTATTGAGAGAGACTAATGAATTGGCTTAAATATTTGGTAGGATTGGCGGCACTTGCCATAGCCGGTTGCGCAGCTTATTTCTCTGTAACCGGATTAGGTGTGCTATTTAGTGGAGCTTCAATAGCTGTAATGGTTATGGCTTCCGTATTAGAGTTCGCAAAATTGGTTGCAGCAACATACCTAAAGCAAAAATGGAATGAAATTAAGGGATTTAATAAGGTTTACCTTACTCTTGCCGTTGGTGCACTTATGTTAATCACATCCGCCGGCATTTTTGGGTATCTATCAAACGCATTCCAACAACAAAACATACGATTAGACCAAGTTCAACGTGAAATTTCAGTATGGTCTAATAAAATTCAACAAGATACGGCTCAAATCGCACAATTAACCGGTCAAATCAATCAACTTAACTCAAATCAGGGTAAAATTATCGGCGATGGCAATGTTAATAACCGAATTTTAAAGAGTGTTGATGGTAGGGATAAGCAAATTGCTAAATTACAAGATAAAATTGGTGCATTACAAGATAGTTCAGTAAGATATAACGAAAAAATCAACGAAATTAAGAATAATAACATTGACTTAGAAAAAGAAGTAGGTGGATTTCGTTTCGTTGCAGAGGCATTTGGATTGGAATTGAATACCGTAGTGAAATTCTTCATATTTTTAATTGTAATCGTATTTGACCCCCTTGCAATTGCTCTAATTATAGCATTTAACGGACTTATATCCAAAAATAAGATAGTAGACGTACAATTAGATAAGCAATCATCCGGTGATTCTGAAAAAAACTATGAAATCTATGGTGATATGGTTGAAAATACTATAAAACCAGAAGAAATACCGGTTATAGTAGAAAACATTGTATCCGAGGCCCCGGAAGTTGAATTTATACCCAATATTGATGAACTAAATCAATCACAGGCCACCAACCCAAAGGATATCACATATAATCCAAATACAGGCGGCTATAGCTAATAAATTTGGTAAATCCAAGTATTTTTCGTATATTGTAGTATAAAACTTAAAGTATGAATATAGGATATGCTTGTATTAACATGACAATGGGTAAGAAAGTTACCACAAATCGTTCAATGGTCAAACGAACATTCAACGCTAAAGGTTTGGACTATGTTTCCGAACTAACTCTGCTAAACGCAAGAGACATCATTAAAATCTTACAATGGAATAAAGAGAATAAGATTAATTTCTTTCGTCTTTCTTCAGCAATCGTTCCTTGGGGTGATAAGTTAGACCTTACGCAACTCAAAGATTACAAAGCGATTAAATCAGCACTTAAAGAAGCCGGTGATTATGCAAAAGCGAATGGTATTCGTATCACATCGCATCCAGGTCCATTCGTTGTATTAACTTCTCCAAAAGAAAACGTAGTTTACAACTCAATATGTGATTTAGAATTGCATGGTAAGATATTTGATATGATGGGATTAGAGAAATCGCCTTACAATAAGATTAATATCCATTGTAACGGAGTTTATGGGGATAAAATCAAAGCAATGGATAGATTTTGTGAGAACTTTGGAAAGCTCTCTAAATCGGTTCAAAGTAGGCTTACAGTTGAGAATGATGATAAGGCATCAATGTATTCAGTTAGGGATTTGATGTATCTACATGATAAGATAGGTATTCCGATTGTATTTGATTATCATCACCACAAATTCAATACAGGTGATTGGACAGAAGAGCAAGCACTAAATGCAGCAGCTTCAACGTGGCCGTTTTATCCGAATTATATTACACCAGTAGTACACTATTCCGAATCAAAATCTATTCACGAAAATAATAACAAACTTAAACCACAAGCTCATTCCGATTATATTACGGAATTACCAAACACATATGAAATGGATGTGGATATTATGGTGGAAGCAAAAGCTAAAGAGTTAGCAATATTACCATTTATAAATTAAAAACAAATTATGAAATTAATTACAAACAAGACAAAAGGCGGATTAACCAATCCAGAATTTACGGAATATTTAAAAACCCCCGTATTAAAAAGTGAATTTACACAAAAAGAAGCGGACTCACTACATGCTACATTAGCAGAAGCTTTAAAACAATATCCTGGGTTAGGTATAGCAGCTACACAAATCGGAATTAAAAAACGAGCATGTCTTATAAACGTAAGAGATACTGAAATATTTTTATTAAATCCAATGATTACAGAAACATCAAATGAACTATATGTGTTTTATGAAGGGTGTCTTTCTATTCCAAAAACTATGGATATACCATTAAGAACAGTTAGGTTTACAAAAATCAAAGTACAAACTGATAATTTGGGTGAATTGACTTTTGAAATAAATCCAGAAAATGATGGAAAAGATAATCAAGTATCGGATGAAACACTTCTCACAACCATTGTTCAGCATGAGATAGATCATTTAGACGGTATGACAATTCGTGATAGGGTATATACAACGACCGTTGAAAACAAAAACAAATACGGCCGCAATGAAAAGATTTTGATGAAATCGCCTACCAACGAATTTGTTGAAGTGAAGTATAAAAAAGCAAACGAATATTTTTTACAAGGTTACGAAATAGTTTAATTATGATAACAGCAATACTAATATTAACAACAATCGCATTATCTTATACCTCTTGGAATTTACTTAAAAAAATGGAAAGGTATGAAGATATAATAGAAGAAAATGATAATCTTATTCAAGATGAATTAAGTAGGAATGAAGCATTATTAGAAGCATTAAGAGTCATTGATTCTAAACAAATGTTTGAGAAAGATGATGAAGTAGGTTCTATATTTAGCCACATTAAATCTACAATAGAAAGATTTAAATTAAAAAACAAAACAAATGCCTAGGAAGAAAAACTCAAAGCAATACTTTACAAAAGATACCGAAGATGCCATTATAGAATATAATGTTACAAACGAACAACGTATCAAAGATAAAATTTACAAAGAAAGAATACAACCCGCATTTGATAAGCTTGCTGAAATCGTTTATAATAAATGGAAATTCACATACTTTGATGATGACCCGAAGGATGTAATGGCTGAGGTTGTTGCGTTTATGATTGAGAAGATTCATATGTATAAGAACGGCAAAGGAAAGGCATTTTCGTACTTTACGATTGTAGCTAGGAATTACCTTATCCTTAATAATAACGCTAACTACAAGCGTTATAAAGATACGGAGGTAATGTCATCTATGCCAACAAATTGGGACACCGAAAATAATTTTAGAGAAGAAGTTCGTAACGAAGAGCATCGTACCTTTAATAAAAGAATGTTAGTATATTGGGATAAGCATTTGGAGGAATTTTTTCCTAAAAAACGTGATATTCAAATAGCCGATGCTTTATTAGAATTATTTCGTAGAGCAGAGTATATTGAGAATTTTAATAAGAAAGGATTATATCTTCTTGTTAGAGAAATGACAGGCTATCCTACTCATTATATTACAAAGGTTGTCAATAAAATGAAAGATAAGCAAATGGAATTATATAATGAGTTTGATAAGAATGGTGATATAACAATATAAAATCCTATAATTTTATAATTATAGTCAAACAATAATATACTTATGGGATCAGAATTTCAATTATTTGATGGTAAAAATCTATCATCCCTATTCAAAGACATATACGAAAATCAGCTTAACAAAAAGAAAAACATTTCTGAGCTGATTGAATCTCTACGTAAACTCATACGTAATGTAGGCGAGGCAACTGTTATAGCCCCTATTATAAAAGACCTCATTGAAGTTTCCGTTAAGAATGATGACCATTTGATTAAACTTGCAACTATTGCTCAACGTCTTGCAGCTGCAGAAGCTAAGGGTATTGGTGAGGATGGTTGGTTAAGTGAAGCGGAGAAGAATCAATTGCTTATGGATATGGAAGATACAATCAATGCGGTTGAAGAAAAGAATAAAGAGAAATTAACCGATATTGAGATTGAATTAGAAGATATAAAAAAGAAATTATAATATGGCAGAAAATGTAGATACTGGGTTAGAAATATTTCTGGCAACCGTTAAAAAGGTTTTTATTAAGACGGCTGATTTTTTAGAATTAAAAACTAAAACTGATTATATAAAAATATATAATGATAATAAAAATTTTGATACTAAAGATGTTCGTTTTTTAGGAGCTATTGAATTTCTTCGGCCTAACTCAAAAAAATTAGAAAACTATGCGTTCCCATTTGATAAAAATAATATAACATATCCAATCGTTGGCGAAACAGTACTGGTTATTAAAAATTCCGATGAATATTTTTGGCTACCATATACAATAACACAATATCCAAATTATAGAGAGGATTATAAAACGGCAGAAGGTGCGAAAGAGCGTGAACTACCAATTACTAAAACAGGCAGTAAACAAAATAATTATAGCGAAACAAATCAAACAGGAACACCGAATGCATCACCTTCCACAGTTGAAGCAGCTAAAAAGGAATATAAAATAAATGAGAAAATTAAATTCTTAAAACCAAAAACAGGAGATACTATACTGCAAGGTAGGGTTGGCAATACGATTAGATTTTCAGAGTTTTTCTTAACACCGGATGATAAAAAATCCATGCCTGGTATATTCATTCGTAATAAGCAAAATCCAGAATTGGATAGTAAAAAGATAGGAACTCTTATTGAAGAAGATATAAACAAGGATGGTTCATCTTTATATTTTGTTTCCGATAAAATAAAAGTACCCTTTACCGAAACTATTAAAAAAGATAAAGTTGGATTTAAACAATATCCTAAAACGCTTGATGGTGATCAAGTATTCTTAAATTCAGATAGAGTATTACTTTCAGCTAAAGCTAATGAGTTTGTAATATATGGTAAAAAAAGTACAGGCATTATCACCGATGGTCAGTTTTCAGTTGATGCAAAGGATGAAATATATATGCACAATGAAAAAAATATCACAATACATTCTAAAGGTAGTAATCAAATATTCCTTAACTCCGATTCTGGTGGTAAAATATTTTTAGGAAAAGATGGTTCAACAGGAGATGATGGTGCAGCAGTACAAAATATGGTACTAGCCGGTGAACTTAAAAAGATATTGGAAGACCTAATTGATGCTATTAATTTACAAGTATATTTAACTCCATGTGGACCATCTGCAGTTGGGCCGACAAATGCAGGAACATTTAGTGGTATCAAGAGTAGGTTGAAAGTATTTTATTCAGCAAGAAACTTTTTAGCAAAAAATTAATAATATGCCTTGGGGATCATTTAAATCAGCAATGGCGGGTGTAATGTCTAATCATACATTTGGTAATAGTATGGAAGGTTGGGCAGCAAAATTAACATCCGAATACGATATGGCAGTTAAAACTGGAAAAACAAATGTGACGGGTATTGTGTTATCTAAAGGACAAAACTCTGCTATGCAAGGATTACTTATATCCGAATTACACTCCCAACAACAATCAAAAACAAAAACTTTAATAGAAATATGCGGCCCTGCTATTATAGCATATTGGACCGGTGCTAGTATATCATTAATACCACCGGCCATCCCATGTATTCCAACCATACTAAATGTATCGGTTGTGGGTGCACCGGTAACAAATGCTGGCAGCTGGACACCTATACCAAATGCTCCATGTAATAATGTTAATATATGGTTAGACGAGTTTATACTTTGTGCAAAACAACATATGTTAACGGTATCGGGACTGCATAATACAATATCTCTATATCCCGGTTCACCACCATTTCCGGCACCATGCGTTCAACCTTGGTCTGGATATACTGTACCGGGTTAATAAGTAAATTTTAACTTTCAATATTTATTAAAAAGAATTATTATGAAATCGGATATTTTAGTATCTCTAATTAAAGAGGTAGTCAAAAATGAAGTAAAAAATCAAGTTAAAGAAGAACTTGCTAAATTAATTAAATCTGGTGCGGTTACTTTAAATTCAAAAAAACAAAGTACAACTCCTACATTAAAGGATTTGACTGAAGTAAAAACACAACATGCAGTTAAGCCTCAACCAGTTGTACAACGTCAACCGGTTAAGCAAATTGTAAAAGACCCGTTGTTGAATGAAATACTAAACTCAACAACTCCATTTACTTCTGCCGAAAGGGTTGAAGGTGGTGCAGGTGGTAGTATTTTAGATGCATTACAACCTGAAGTATCAATGGAAGGTGATTGGGAAACAATGGATTATAGAGATATGAATATACCAAATCAACCAATACCAACAACTGATAATGCTGAGTTGGCTGCACTAACAAAAGCATTGACTAGGGATTATAGTGAATTAGTAAAAAGATTTAAATAATATATGGCAATAAATTTAGGTAATGTCAATACAAATGACTTAGTTGATAACGCCCACAGAATACTGGGAATAGCTATTAATACTGCTTCTAATTCAGGCGGTCCGTTTGCTACAAATTATACAACACTAAAACAAGCCAAAAGTAATTTAATAAATTTAATTCTTACAAAAAAAGGAGAAAGGGTAGCACAGCCTGATTTTGGATGTGATATTTGGAAATTACTGTTTGAACCGATTATAGAAGGAGAAATTGATAATAGAATTGAATCAACAATAATAGATGCTGTCAATATCTGGCTACCCTATTTAAATGTTGATGAAATACTATTTGATTACGATGAACAGGATATAGATAGTAATACAATAATTTTAGATATAAAGTTTTCATTAGCATCTAATCCAAATATGTCGGATTCAATAACATTAAATGTAACTAATAACTAAAGAACAAAATGGCCATTAAAACTACAAAGAAATCCTGGGGTAATAATAAGACTATAAATTATGTAGGTAAGGATTTTGCCGAATATAGAAGAAATCTTATTGATTTTACTAAAGCATATTTTCCAGATACATATTCCGATTTCAATGAAGCTTCGCCTGGTATGGTGTTTATTGAAATGGCATCATACATTGGCGACGTACTATCATTTTATCAGGATGTACAATTAAAGGAATCAATGTTAGCACATGCAACGGAACGTAAGAATGTTGTAGCATTGGCTCAAGCTATAGGATATAAACCAAAGGTATCTACTCCGGCTGTAACAAATCTAACAGTTTATCAACTTGTACCTGCGATTGGTTCAGGCACAGCTAATATGCCAGATGAAAGATATTGTTTACGTATAAAAGATGGGATGGAAGTATCATCAACATTAAATTCGGAAATAATATTTAGAACAACGGATTCATTGGATTTTTCGGATCCGGCAGATAGAGAAATAACAGTGTATAGTAGAGATACACAAACGGGTCAGCCAGACTTTTTCCTATATACTAAAAGAATAAAAGCAATATCGGCAAAGCAAATAGAAACTACAGTATCGTTTCCAACAAATGCTACTGATTACCCAACTACCACACTATCTGATAGTAAGCTGATAGGTGTAGTTTCCATAACAGAACAAAGTTCTAATGAACCATATTATGAAGTTCCGTATTTGGCACAAGAAAGTATTTTTGTAGAAAATCCAAACACAGCTGCAAATGGTAAATTTACAAATTATGTAGATAGTGTTCCTTATATATTGGAAGTTAAAAAAGTTCCAAAAAGATTTTCAGTTAAAGTAAATTCTGATAATACATTTGATATACAATTTGGATCTGGTAATGTACTTATGAATGATGAAATAATCCTACCAAATTCAAAAAATATTGGAATGGGATTAGCAAATTCTATTAATAGACTTAACAATGGAGCAATAGACCCATCTAATTTCTTAAAAACAAATACATTTGGTGTGGCGCCGGCCGGTAAGGTATTATCTATCAAATATTTAGTAGGAGGCGGTGTGGAATCGAATGTAAATGTTGGCGATTTAATTACAATAAAAAAAATAGAGTATGAAGAAGATTTACTTTCAATAGAAAGTCTTCCAATATACCAAGCGGCTAAAACATCGGTTGCTGTTGAGAATTTGGAGCCTGCGGTTGGTGGTAGAGGTGGTGAGAGTATTGAGGAAATTCGTCAGAACGCTTTAGCAATGTTTGGTTCTCAAAATCGTGCAGTAACTAGGCAGGATTATATTGTTAGAACATTAGCAATGCCATCTAGGTATGGTAGTGTTGCAAAAGTATACGTTTCTCCCGATGCTGAGATGGATGGTAATTCGGTATCAGCCGTATTATCCAATCCTAAAACTATAGCTGAATTTACAAATTTAGTAGATAGTATGAAGGGTATGTCTAAATCGGATATACAAAAGGAATTAAAAAAATATCTAACAAAAACAGTTATTGATGTTTCGCAAACATCCAATCCATTTGCAGTAAATATGTATGTATTATCATATGATATTAATAAAAAACTAACAAATGCAAATGATGCAGTTAAACAAAATATTAAAACATACTTAGGCGAATATCGCATGTTGACAGATGCTGTTAATATATTAAATGGATATATAGTAAATATAGGTTTAGACTTTGAAATAATCGTATATTCAAATTATAATAAAAGAGAGGTTCTTACTAAATGTATAACTGAAATGCAAGACTACTTTGATATAGATAAGTGGACATTTAATAAACCAATAAACATATCGGAATTAGAATTGATATTAGCAAATGTAGAAGGAGTTATGAGTGTACCACACGTGGAGATTAGTAATCTATGTGGTGGGGATGGTAATTATTCACCAAACAAATATAATATACCGCAAGCTACAATAGGTAAAATTATTTACCCATCATTAGATCCGTGTATCTTTGAAATAAAATATCCAAATAAAGACATAAAAGGGAGGGCCATTTAATGCATAAATTTTATAAAGTACTATACGATTCATCAATTTACTTACAACAACCAACTCATAACGCAGGTCGTGATGAAATACTGGAGATTGGTAAAGTTTTCTATGGTGATACTCGTGATGTATATAGATCTCTTATTAAGATTGATATGAGTTCGCTATCAGCTTCAGTTGATTCAGGCGAAATGGGCAATGATTGGAAAGCATATATCAATTTAAAATCAGCTAGATCAGAAGGAATACCAATGGAATATACGATATATGCAAATGCTGTATCGGAAAGTTGGGATATGGGGCGTGGTACAAAATTTGATGGGTTTCTTACAGGTAGTTCACCTTTATCAGGAACAATCGAACAGGGTGTTAGTTGGAGATACCGTAATGGTATTAATAGGTGGCAAGAAAATACATTTGGTGGTAGTGCAGTTTATGAACCATATCTAACCGGGTCTGCTAACGCAGAAGGTGGGGTTTGGTACATACCATATGAAGCTTCTCAACATTATAGTTACGAAAGGGATGATATTCGTATGGATATTACTGATATAGTTAATGGTTGGATATATAATGAGTTTACTAATAATGGATTAATATTAAGGCATGGTTTAGAAAATGAAGAAGACCAGTTAGATTATGGTGTTCTTAAATTCTTTTCAAAAGAAACGAATACAATATACGAACCAAAATTAGAAATAACTTGGGATGATAGTGTATTTAATACGGGTAGTTTAGAACCGGTTACGGGTTCAGCCGAAGATGGGTATAAAGTTGTTCTAACAAATTTTAAAACAAAATATGTAAAAGATAGTAAAGTTAAAATTAGAGTTAAAGGTAGAGATAAATACCCACAAAAATCATTCGGAACAACTTTTGAATACGACCAAGCAAAATATTTGCCAGAAACTACTTATTATCAGTTAGAAGATTATATAACAGGAGAAATCGTATTTCCGTTTGGAGATTATACAAAGGTAAGCTGTGATTCCATAAGTAACTACTTTGTTATGGATTTAGAAACATTACCAATGAAACGTACATATCATCTAAAACTAAAAATAGTTGAAGATGGTATATCTACTATTATAGATGATAAATTAATTTTTGAAATAGAAGAATAATGGCATTAACATCATTAGAAGCAATAGCTGAAAAATTACAGGAGAACAGACATAATCAACTTGAAGATATTTTGAGGATATCAGGTTCTGCCGCTATGGTTAAAAATGATTATGGTATAACTGTTGTGGAAGATACTAACATAGCATCATCTCTTATATTTAAACAATTAAATAAACCAAAATTTGACAAAACCGAATTACTAAAGTCAATAGATGTTAATGTAAAAGAATTAAAACCAAAAATTCCAGACGATCCTGGAAAGTTAATTCCAAAAGAACTATTTGATGCGGAAGTACAGTCGAATAAAGATTTAAATAGTAAAGTATCTCAACTCAATAGTGATATCACCGATTTAAATAGTCAAATAGATTCACTAAAAGCAAATTTGGATGCCGAAACTAATAAAAAATTACAAGTTGAACAATCCAATGATGCGTTAATTAATCAACTGACTACTTTATCAAAAACAATGGCGGCCTCAAGTAAAAAAATAGAAGCTGCTATTCAAAAATCGGTAGATGAATCAGTTTTACGTGCATCATTACAATCGCAAAATACGGGATACAAATCTCAAATAGAAGCGTTAATAAAGCAAGTGGATTCACTAAATTCAATAGTAGAAGGATTACATTCTCAACTTGGAGCAGTACAGCAACAGCAGACTGTTTCACAGGCGGTTGTTACCGCTACACAAGGTGCAGCTATGGCAACCAATTCGGATATAATATTTGATATTGCTTTAGTTAAAATGTACCCATTCAGCCCTGCTGGTGAAATAGTAGGTAGTGCTAAAAATGAGCACACATTTTTAAATTGGTTTAATGGTTCGAATTTAAATACACAAAACAGATGGGAATCTGGTGCATACTTTGATATAACAAACACATCAACCACAGAAGATATAGATATAATGACTGAAATAGAATGGCCTGGAGGGTTTGTTAATGGTAAAAGTAAACAAGAGTGGTTTGTTCCAAGCTTACATAACTTTACAATTAACCGTGGTCAAACAAGCCGTATCTGGTTTACCATACATTCGGAAGCTATTATATTTCCAAATAATGGCGATAGTGCTACATATACTGGTAAATATACAATAAAAGTAAGACGTCCTCGGAGTACATTTGGCTGGCAAGAGCGTTCAAAGGTATATCCAACTAAAATGCAAGTATTACATAAATCAAAATATTAATAATGAGTATTAAGAAATATAAAAATTTTGATAAGATAGATCAGAAAGGCACCAATGAGGGTAAATTTATTGAGGATAAGGATTTTGTCATAGTTACAAAAGGAGAAGTTGAAGAAGCTGATTTTGGTGATTGTGCATACGATGTTATGGAAGTATCGGTGTATGATATAAATAATAATTTATTACCAAATAAAACAGGTGATAGTATTGCATATATCAAATCAGGCAATATTAAACATTACCTTTATAATGTAACAAATAAGGGCGGCCAAAAAGAATTGGCAATTGATATTGAAAAAATATTAAAGGATTTGGGATTCCATAATGGCATTCTACGTACTAATATAAACTTTGTTCGTAGTAGAGTTGGTAATGAAAATGAAATGAGACGTGTTTGGATTCAAGAAATATCACCGTCAAAGAATGAAATTAGAATACTACCATTAAAAACGGCAGATACTAATATATCAAATCTCAATACAAATGATTTAAATAATCTTCAAAATTTAAATAAAGATTTTAAATACTATAAACGTAGTATTTTGGATTCATTAACTTCTATTGAAAAAAATGTTCTTGATTCTATTAATTCGGCATTGGAAACTAAATTTGGTAAGGATTTTTTTAATACAATTAAAAATGATTTTGGTATAAAAGATTTTAATGTATTTAGAACAAAAATATACTCTGATTTTAAAGAATCTGTTACCAACTATTTATCCAATAGGTACTATGATATACGTGAATCCAATTTCTCAAAGCAAGCTGAGACTCGTTTTATAGATTGTGAGCAATATGAATTTTCTATGATAATTGGTGAAATGGAAAAAATACTTTTTAATTGTATAGAATATAATTCATACTTTTTAAAGCGTAGATCTATACTAATAAAGGAAGTACCTACGGAGTTTAAAGTAGTAGAATTGACAAAGAATGTACAAAATAATTTAAATGAGTTTGCTACACAAACAAAACCAGCTACTTTAGTATATCCAGCGCCAACTCCTACACCGCCAATATTTCCTCAAAATATATCAATACCAACTAGTAAAAGTAATTTTGAATATACTATTAGAAATTTTAGTAGTAAAAATACAATTATAGTTAAATTCGTAGACGTAACGGGTACAGAGGTTCAGAAATCTATAGCTATGGGAAAAACGATAACAGTATGTGCACAAGATGGCTCTGTTTCAGCTAATAATATTCAAAATAGAGTTCAAGCAGATGATACACCACAGGGATTAGCTTCCAAAACAGCACAATATCCGGCGGTTGATTGGGAGTTTACAAAAACAAAAGCTTGTAATACTCTTGATGTAAGTGAAATGGCACCAACGCCTTCGCCAGTTACCGTAGCTACACCAAAAGTAATAACACAAACTCCGCCGGTGGTAACAACAACCCCTACTCCACATGTAGTAACAACAACTCCCAGCTCAACCACATCAACCGGTGGTTGCTTTGTAGAAGGAACGCTTGTAACGCTCGCAAATGGTGCTAAAATAGCAATTGAAGAGGTAGTGACAGGTATGGAAGTTCTAACGTGGAATGAGCAAAGTGGACAACAAGAAGCAGGCATAGTAACTGATTTGATTCGTCCTATTAGTTCCGATATTATTTCAATAGAATTGAATAATGAATCAATAGAGTGTACAACGGATCACCCATTATTTGTAGTGGGTAAAGGTTGGGCATCATACAATCCCGTTAAAACAAAAGAAGTACACCAAATGGAAGTTGCTGAATTAGTAGATGGCGACTTAGTATTAAATACTTCCGATGAAGCAGTGGCAATATATTCAATCAGTCCTATAATAACATTAGTTCCAATTCAGACTTACAATTTAACCATTGAAGGAAATCATACGTATTATGCAAATGGTATATTGGTGCACAACAAATTAGCAACGCCAGTATCAAACGGCGGTAGTGGTGCTGGTGGTGGGGTATCTATGCCAGGAGGTGAATTGGATAATCAACAACAACAATATGGCGGAATGCCAGTAAGAGGTGGTTCAACCAGCGGAGGACCAAGAAACACAACAGCATATCTTACCACAGGTGGTGGTGAGTAATAATATTTAAATTAAAATATTTATATCAAAAGTAATTAATGTTAGTAAACCCGTTTAATAATAATAGTCCTACAAATGACCCAATACGGGATAATGGTAACAATATATCCACATGGGATGGTTTGGGCCCCTATCATCCATTTTCTAATATAGGAAATAGTGGTGATGGTGGTGGTGGTGGAGGTGGTGGATATGTGGCACCCGTTACACCAAATCCATCATTTGTGCCGCCATCGTATTCTACGAATGGTAATGTAAAAATACACTTAATATCCAATATACCAACTCAGTTTACTGAAAATGATAGTAATGTTGGTATTGGATCTGTTTTAACATTGGATAAGACTATACTATCTTTTGGAACTGAAAAAATATATAAGGCTGTTGTAAATGGAAAAAGAACAAAAAATTACTTTTCGGTTTCAATAGAAAAAACACATAATACTTCTGGAGATATTATAGCCGGCCAACAAGTATTGGTGCCCAACATCAACACACCTCAAACGGCACCCAATTTAGTACCAAATGTATGGCGAACTAGTACAAATATTTTACCAGGATTAACATTTGGTAGTACTGCTACAAATAATGTTAGTGTAAATGATTATTTATATGCTGAAAGTATATCTGTAAAGGAATTTGAATTTGATTCAACCAATAATCAGTATAAATTTCTAAATGAAAGAAAGGTAAATAAATCCGTAGGTACTGTTGATATTAGGTTTGAATTTTTGGATAAAGTAATTGATGTACTTCCGGTTGAAAATAAAATTGTTAATTATAAAATTATATTTAATTCAAATTTACAAAATGAATTAGGAAATAAGCTATCTTTAAAGTATGATATACTAGATAGAAATCGTAATATAATTAAAACCAGTACAATAAATTTATCAGAGGGTTCGACTGATTTAGAAAGTTTAGATTATAATAATTTAGTAAATTCTACTGTTAATTTCACATTAACCGGTAATTTGGATAACTCATATACCTACACAGGAATATACTATACAAATGCAGGAACAAAATTATCACGTTCTTCAAATTCATTTGATGGATGGACGAAAGTTGCAAATACATTTAGTGTATCCGGTAAGGAATTGGTTAATGGGTTTGTGGTGAGCGCGCAGTTAGCAAAAAGACCAGCCGTTATCAGACCGGTCCTCAATATAACAAAACCGCAATATGATAAAGAGGTTAAAGATTCAGATGTTGATGCGACTTTAAATGTACAATTTAATTCCAGTAATACGGACTATGTAAGCGTTTATATAGATAGCGACAGTGTATTAAAAGTTCCAGCAAAATCTGGATACTTTCAACTATCATTTAAAAAGGATTTTAGAGGGGTTTATGGTAAGAAACGAATTATATTAGTTCCTACAAGTGATAAATTGGGTACAGGTGATAGAGTAGAAACAATTATAAATTTTATAAGTGTAAATGATTTTCCAAGTATTACTGAAATAACCGTTCCTACTGAAATTATAATACCATCGTTTTCTGATTTAAATATAACATACGATGTAATATATAATACATTTGCGGCAACTACAGTTGATGTTGAGTTATTATTGAAGAATAAGACTCATATAAAAATTTATAAAAATTTACAACCCAATGGCCTTCTAAAAATAAATTTAAAAGATTTAGCCGATAAGCATAAGGGATGGAATGGTAGTGATAATGTAACACTTACATTTAAACCATATAATCGTGGTGGTGCAAAAGAATTATCTGGTAACGAATATTCGGTATCTACAAGAATACAATATCCAAATATACATTTAGACGAGGATATAATTAGGAAATCAATATTTGATGCATTTCATGATCATTTAAAATTTAATGAACCTGAGAAGGATAGTAAATATTTAAGTCATCTTGCAAATTTTGATAATGACCAACATATATTAATTTCAAGTTGGGAAGAAGATAACTATACATTATCCGATAAAAAACTTGATGAAACCGGTAAAGAAGTCATTACGAATGAAGTAAAGTCTGTTATATTAAAACTATACGAACCATTACCGGCTGATATACAACCAAATACCACATTCTGGATTACAAAATTAATGACAAACCCATTAATTGAAACTGTAATTCTAACAGAGCAAGATGTGTTAGAATGCCCGCCTATAAAGGGGCCGAATTTTAATGTAGATGTGGATTTTGTAAAACATTCTGCATCTGGATATGAATCTTTGGATGATTTAATAATAAGCGCATCAAGTTCAACCACATTAATACAAACATATTTAAGTGCATCAAATTTAAATACTGATGATTTAAACATAGAATATGTAACTGGTGAAGTTGCAAGTGGTAGTGCGGAGTATCTTTGGAGTAATTTTGTACATTTTAGTTCCGCTGCCGAACGTGTTAATAATTTTGTATATAAAGTTCAACTTATAGAAAAATATGAAGGAAATATTTTAAGTATAGCGGCAAGTCCTGCATCGGAATCATTATCAAGTAAACAAGATATAGATAGACAGAGTATAAAAAAATCATCAGTTATACAAGGGTTTGATGGGTTTGAAAAACTTTTATATACATCATCGTCATATACAACTGCTACTAGTTATTCTATAACTTGGCCATATGATAACTCTGGACGATTGGCATCCACCAATGCACAAGTTGGTGCGTGGTATGATAATCTTTTAGGATTAGCCACATATTATGATAATCAAAACTCAAATTATCTAATAAATAATATACCACAATTTATAACAACCAATACTGAAAATGAGAACTTTTTATTATTTTTCTCAATGGTTGGGCATCATTTTGAT